GGGTGATGTAATCCGTAAGACCTTCTATGATGGTGGTATTGAGGAAATCATCAGCACCCGCCGTCTCGTTCACATCATTCGTGCCTATAGCATCTTTGGTGATAAAGCAAAGGCAATACAGGTTTGTGTAAATCGTTTTGATGATGAAACCAAACAGGCATTCTTGGAACTTTATGATAAGATTGATGTGGATTTCAAGATGCCTGTTGATGAAGTCGATGAAGAAATTCTGGCAGAACGGCAAGCTCTTCGTGATTATGTTGCCAAAATGAAAACAAACTGATATAATACTAAAAGATAAAACTCTCTTTGATTGTGAAACTTTATGACTGAAAATTTTGAAACCGATTATGAAAGTCTTATTCCCGAAGGTTATTCGGCAGTAGCAGCTGGATCTTCTGTTACTGGATTTGTTACTGGAAGTCATCTTCTTGGTGGTATGGGAGAAGACCACATTTCCTTTAACTATGATAACTACTGGGAAGATGATGGTTTTAGTATAACTGGAAATCCATATGCATCTCCAGATGTTCTTTCTTTAAATTCCCACACTATTCCCACTTCTTATGAGGTAAAACCATCACTAAATTCAGATCATTTCTGGAAGTTTGGTGAAGGAAAGACTCTGAAAGTAGTAGAAGAATATATTAAGGGAACTTACCGTGGACACTATGCCTCTGATAAGTCAAAGGTTCAGGTTCTGGATATGATTGATGCGATTGACGATGGAGTTCCCTTCTGCCGCGATAATCTCATTAAGTATTCTTCTCGTTTTGGCAAGAAGGATGGAATGTCAAAACTTGATGCTCTGAAGATTATACATTACGGTGTTCTTCTATACCATTTTGCCGGATTTAATAATGAAACTCAAAAATCAAACTATGAAACTTTCTAACGAAACCCTGTCTGTCCTTAAGAACTTTGCCGGAATTAATCAATCAATTCTTGTAAAGAAGGGGAACAAACTGCGAACAATTTCAATCGCCAAGAACATTCTTGCCGAAGCAACTATAAGTGAAGTTTTTCCTTGTGAATTTGCAATTTATGACCTAAATCAATTCCTAAATGGATTGGATCTTCATCAGGATCCGGATCTTGATTTTACTGAAAATTCTTATATCACTATTCGTGAAGGAAAAAGAAGAGTAAAGTATTTTTATGCTGATCCCAATGTAATTGTTTCTCCTCCAGAAAAGGAAATTAAACTTCCATCAGAAGATGTTTGTTTTCAATTAGAATCTGGTTCTTTGGAAAAATTAGTAAAGGCAGCAGCAGTATATCAATTACCTGATATTGCGGCAATTGGTGATGCCGGAGTTATTCGCTTGGTTGTTCGCGATAAGAAAAACGATACTTCAAATGAATATTCAATTGTAGTTGGAGAAACTGATGAGAAATTTACCTTCAACTTTAAAGTTGAGAACATCAGTAAGATTATTTCCGGTTCTTACGATGTGGTGGTTTCTTCTAAATTTCTTTCACAATTCACGAATATAAAGTATAATCTTTGTTATTGGATTGCTCTTGAACCAGACTCTACTTTCGAATAATGGAATTTCTTCTTTATCTAACTCCTCTCGGTAAGGAGATCATTAATTCTGTGATGTTAGCAAATTATAATATCAGAGAAAATGCTCCTATTTGTCGTAATAAAGAAATCTTTGGATTTATAAAATCTAAAGATTTCGTAATTTGCACGAATAATATTAAAAATAATATTAGTCCAGTAAGTTATTATGTAAATGAAACAGTGTATCATGAAGCAACTCATGTTGCACAATACTGTAAAGGATCCAAATTAAATATTGTAACATATTTGGATAAAAATAAAGAAGATAATGTATTAAGATCCCTAAAAACTTCTAATTCATCATCCTCATACGAAACCGAAGCATATTACTTAGAAGATAAACCAGAAAAAGTTTTACATTACCTCAAAAAATTCTGTTTCTGAATGAACATCTTCGTTACATCTCCGTGTCCAAAAGAAAGTGCTGTAGCACTTCCTGATAAATACTCAGTGAAAATGCCCTTAGAGACATGCCAGATGCTCTCTATCGTGGCATCAGAGAAGTGGGGGCACAACTATGGAACTCTTCCCAAGATGGATGGAACCCCTTATAAGACAGAGAAGGGAGCATTCCGTAATCACCCTTGCACCCAATGGGCAGCAAAGACCATTGATAATGCCTACTGGTTAATCAAATGGGGAATGAACTTGTGTGATGAATATACTTTACGATATAATAAAATACATTCGTGCTACAATACCTTATTAGAAGCATACTATTTGTTTCCAAAAGGTAAGATTGACAAAGTGACTCCATTTGCTCGTGCTATGCCCGAAGAATGGAAATATGATGATACGATTGATACTTTTACTGCTTATAAGATGTATGTCGCATCCAAACCTTGGGTAAAGGATAACTACCTTCGCCTTCCCAATAGAAAACCTTCGTGGATTTAAATTATGAATAATGATTTCTTGTGGGTAGAACGATATGCTCCAAAGAAAATTGAAGATTGCATTCTTCCTGAAAGTATCAAAAAAACATTTCAGGATTTTGTGGATCAAAAACAAATACCAAATCTGTTACTTGCCGGACCTCCTGGGGTTGGCAAGACAACAGTCGCAAAAGCACTATGTAATGAATTGGGGGTTGATTTTTATGTCATTAATGGATCTGATGAGGGAAGATTTCTTGACACAGTACGGAACCAGGCAAAGAACTTCGCTTCGACCGTTTCACTTCAAGCAACTGGCAAACACAAAGTTATCATCATTGACGAGTGCGATAACACAGGGAACGATGTTCAACTCCTCTTACGGGCAAATATTGAGGCATTTTATGGTAACTGCCGATTTATCTTCACTTGTAACTACAAAAACAAAATCATCGAACCACTTCACTCCCGATGTGCCGTTGTCGAATTTGGTATTAAGTCCAAAGACCGACCAAAAATTGCATCAAAGTTCTTTGAAAGGCTCAAAAAGATCCTGGATCAAGAAAAAGTTGAAGCAGATGATAAGGTTCTCGTTCAACTGATAAATAAACACTTTCCTGATTATAGGAGAGTTTTGAACGAATGCCAACGTTATTCTGTATCTGGTAAAATAGACTCTGCAATTCTTGCCACCTTCTCTGATATAAAAGTAAATGATCTCATTAAACATCTCAAAGAAAAGAACTTTCCGGAAGTTCGCAAATGGATTGTGGCAAACCTTGATAATGATGCTTCTCACCTTCTCCGCAGGGTTTATGACGCCTGTTATGATTGCCTTACACCCACAACTATCCCTGCTGCCGTTCTTGTTATTGCTAAGTACCAATACCAGTGCGCTTTTGTTTGTGACCAAGAAATTAACCTCTTAGCAGCACTAACAGAACTTATGTGTGAGTGTGAATTTAAGTAATACAAATATTATGAATTAAAAATGAAAGAACATCCAGTATATAGTGGATATTTTGGAACAAAAGACGGTAAAATTTTCAGTAATAAAGGTTCTCATAAATCTTTTAGAGAATTAAAACCAGTTTTGCAAAAAACTGGGTATTATATGGTTCATTTATTTCATAATAAAAAAAGAGTACAAATTCTTCACCATAGATTTTTATCTGAAATATTTTTACCTAATCCAAACCAATATCCAGAAATAAATCATAAAGATGAAAATAAAGCAAATAATCACATTTCTAATTTAGAATGGTGTACTCATAGTTATAATTTAAAACATTCTAATAAAAAATTTGCTAAATTTTATATCATAGAAAATATAGAAACCGGTGAAAAATTTCAAATATTTAATTTAACTGACTGGTGTAAAAATAATAATGTTGATAGAGGTGCTGCTTATCAAGTGATTAATGGAAAAATGAAACGAACAAAAAAATTTAAAATTTCTAAAATTTAATTTAAATGAACCCTTTTAAAATTTCATATAAAACTTTATATTAATGTTCAGTTAAAACAACTCCAGAAAATGTGAAAGAGGCAAATGAAGGTCTCTTTCGTGCTAAAATGACTCTTCCTGCTGCCTCAAAACACTGTGGCATGACGCAGAAAGAAATGAAACTTACTTTTTTTGAATACCTTAAGTATAACAAACCTGATTATTGTAATGATTAATTTTATTGAAACAATTGATTTAATGCGATTGTCCTTCTTTTTTTCCAGCTTGTCTGGAAATACTGATCCAACTCAATATTTTGATGTTGGTAGAATGATTGAATTTGCATATGAAGAATATAGTGGTGGTAAATTAAAAAGAATTAATCAAACGGGTAAAGATTTGATTGATTTAAATGGTAAAACATACGAAAGTAAAAAGGTAACTTTCAAAAATAAAAATGAAATGGCAGTTAGAGGTGTCGTTGTAAAGAATGCAAGAGGGAGTGGGAATACTGATTTTGTACCTGCTGATTATTACATTTTTAGTGATCCAGTTAAGTTGAAAGCTTGCTGTGTTTCTGGGTCAATGTTGTATAATCTTAAAAAATCCAAAAGTAATGACATTACTGCTTCTTGTGACCCAAAACACGAACATTTTTTTCTTTATGGTGGTCCTGTATGGAACAGGAACTATTTTGGAGAAAAGGATGAATTTATTATGAATTTTATACGGAGCGTTCCTCATGAAATCGTTAAAACTCCATTACTAAATAGAAGTGGAGTAGTTTAAAAATTATGGCTAAGGGAACTATCTACGAACATAGAGAACCAACAGAAACTGAACTTGCTTGGATTACTGGTATATGGGAAGGTGAAGGATCGTGGTCCTATAAAAAAGGAAGAACACGTACTTTTTCTAATAGTAAAATATACACAGAAAAAGATTATCTTTCTATGAAAATGTCAATGACAGATGAAGATATTATGCAAAGGGTTGCTGCTATAATGGATGGTAGGAAAATTACTTGGAGTGATGGTGGTCCAGTACATAAAGCAGCGGGACAAAAACCTTGCTATCATATAAGTCTTCAAGGCGAGGCAGCAATAAGGTGGACTGAATTAATGAAACCTTATCTTGGAAATAGACGCCGAGAAAAGTATAAAATGATTATGGAGAAATTGAATGACAATTAGTCAAAAACAACTAAAAACCTGTTTAAGGTATCCTGGCGGTAAGTCCCGTGCTTGTGAAAAAATGGGACCTTACTTTCCTGACCTTCGCAACTATGATGAGTTTCGTGAACCATTTCTTGGTGGTGGAAGTGTTGCGATTTATATCACCAAGAAATATCCTGGATTAAATATTTGGGTAAATGATTTATATGAACCTCTTGTAAACTTCTGGCAACAACTTCAGATGTTTGGAACAGATTTGAAGAATGCTTTGTCAGATTTAAAATCAAGTCATAATGATCCGGTATCGGCAAAGATATTATTTCTTTCAAGT